TCACTCGCTCAATACGACGCCGAAATCGTCGCTGGACACTTGAGCCGCTTCGTCGAGCCGTTGACGTAATGCAGCGTTCAGCTGACGTTCCACTTCCCATGGGTCAGACAGTGCGGCGAGTTGTGGCGCCAATTGCGGCGACAGGCTCATCAGCGAATGATTGAGCGCACGTGCCGTTTCGTAAGCGGCCTTTTGCACAAAGCTGATTTCCACCAGCTCTCCCTGCGCCTTGCGAAACTCCATTTCAGCCATCCGCGCTAGATAATGCTCGCGATGCGCTCGTGCCTTCTGAAAGTCCAGGGTCTGCCCTTGCGTAGGATCAGCGGGCGGCGGCGCAGCCATGTTAGTCGGCTCGGATTGAGCTGCAACGTGACTGTACACATCACGCTGAAGCCGCTCCTGTTGGTGGCGAGCAGCGACGGCAGCCTTGCTGGGATCGGCGGTATCGCGAATCAACGCCTCGGTGGCTAGCACGTCGACTTGCTTGCCATTTGGAGACAAGACCAGTCGACCATTTTCCTTAAGCCAAGTGATGTAGCTCGGTGACCGGCCAATGTGTGCGGCGAAGGCGCTCTTTGACAGGTACGTAGCTGTGCTCATAAGCCCTCCTTTTCAGTGGCTTTTCAATGAATTCTTTCAAGATTTCAGTGGATTGAAATTTCAGTAACCTGGCGAGCCTCCCACTAACACGATCCCGCGGGTTTCCGACCCCGTATCCTTTGGGAGGACTCAGGGTCCCCGGCACTCAGGAGCTTATTTGGTAACTCTTGCGTTCCCGGCACCTCATAAGTATTTTTTAGATAAACTGACCAATGCAAGTTTTTAAAAAATTGCCCTATATCGCTGAGCCGTAAAATCCTTGGATAGCTTATGAAGCGTGTCAGCCTCATGTTGTAGCAAACTGATTATTTCAAGAACGCTTTTGGCTTCAGCAGCCGAGAGTTTGCGCAAGATGCTTAACAGGTCAGCAGCGCAACTCTCGTTAACTGAAGCAGATTCGATAAGTCTTAGCTGTAAATTCTGAATGTCGCGTAAAGGTTTCATCGACGTGCTCTTAGTTGATGAGTTGCTTGAAATTCAAAATGCACATTTTCACGGAATCTTAAGCGTCGCTCTATCAGACCATTCCTAAAATCACGCGAAAATCTCTCGTCCTTGAGCGTCACGCACGTGGGCAGTCTTTAAGCTCGACGTTTGGTTCCCATACACTGCCCCCCGATCCTTTGGAAAGACGGACATCCCTGCAAAGGTTTCAGCTAGAGAGATTCCGCGAGTTCGATAACCCGTGTAGGGGGCGGCCCTCGGGGAGGACCCGTAAAAATCGGCGCCCTACCCGGCCTGCCCGGCTCATGCTTTCGGTTCGGCCTCGCTCAGGTCCAGCCGCTTGGCCACCCAGCGTTCGTACAAGCCGATGGCGACATCGGCGCCGGCCATCGCGGTCAGGCAACCCAGGGCGCCCGCTGTCCAGATCGACAGGCCAGCACCGAACAGCAACATCATCGCCGACACGCCGCAGACGATGCAGGCGCCGGAGCGAAGTGCGAGGCGGCGCAACAATGCCCAGCCTCGCGCCCCATCCTTGTCAGCGCGCCACATCTCGCCAGACACACCGCCAGCCAGGGACAAGGCAATCACCAACCAGATAGGCATCTCTGCCAGTGCCTGTTGCTCGTTCGTCATTGCCCTGCCCCTTAAACAAAAAGACCCGGCGCTATGGCCGGGTCAGGTGGTGGGTGGCCTGCCGCGCTTTGCGGTCGCACCCATCGAAGATGGCCCCTTTTTACAGCTCGATTCTGGTGGTAGCAAGACCGTTTTAATGCCATCCGGTGAATGTGTGGGTGACGCCCGGTGAACGGCTGGCGAATGTCGGTGAATATCTCAACCAGGCTGGCTTTTGCTTCTGGTGTTTTAGCGGCGTCCCATGCGTCCCACCTCTCTAAAACTAGGTGGGACGTCCGAAAGCCCCGCAGATTGGGGCTTTGCCCCACCGTCCTACTTTTACTTCTACTTTCTCGTGTATAGAGAGAATATTTAAAAACACGCGTGCGCGTGAACACGCGCATTGATGCCCGCTACGCATACACGGGCGGGAGGCATGAAAAAGGTGGGACGGTGGGACAGCCCAACAACGACGGGGCCTGCGCCCGTCCCACTACTGCAAAAAGCAGTGGGACGGAGGCAGGCCGGTGGGACGGCATGAGCCAGAGTAATGCCCACGATCAAGCCGCTTCCCCCAGGAGGAAGTGCTCGACCACGATGTGGGCGTCATGCAGGCGCTGGTAGTAGAGGTTACGTGTGCAGCCACTCTGAGCCAGGCGCGCAGTCAAAGGCGCATCAGGCTGGAAGTAATGCACCTGGACCACCGACATCAACTCGGGATCGAGGCGTTTCTTGACGATGCGCTCGATGTCCAGTGAGGCTTCCAGCGGCACCCTGCTCCCGCGCCTGCCGCGCAAGAGCTGACCACCGCTCTCCATCATCATCGCAACCATGTTGCCGCCCGAGTAACCAGCGGCCACCTCATCGCTGTGCAGTTCCTGCGCCCATTGCTTGAGGGCCATGTCGATCGCTTTAATCATCGAAGCACGGCTCCTCAAACTCAGGTTGTTCCAGCGCAGGCGCCCTGCCCCAACCCTCCGGTTTCTTGTACGCCCAAGGCCGCTGGCCGCTTTTGCTCAAGGCGCCCAGACGGAAACGTCGCCAGCCCAGTCGATGCAGAATCGCACCCACGCGCATCTGCTCCGGTTTGCCCCAATGACCGGGATCGAGCTTGAGCGCCTGACTCATCACCTCACTGCCGGTGGTGGTCTCGCCGATCTGCGACTCTTCGAGCCAGGTCAGGATCGGTGTTTCCCATTCATCCACCACAAAACGTTCGTCCTGCTCCTCGCTGAACATCGGCGCCTCCTCACGGGTCACCCACCAGAGGTCACCGGCCTCGAAGCAGAACACCGCTTCGGCCCACAGCTGATCGCGGATCTCGCGCAGCAACGGCACGTCAACCTTGGTACAGGCGACCGGCCAATAGCGGCGGTTGCCGGTGGCGTCCTTGAGGTACTCGTCCTGGTTCGTGGTGCCGACGAAAACACACTGGCGTGGCACGTCCAGGGTTCTACGGCCATAGCTTTCGCGGTAGGTATCGGTCGACGCGGAGAAGAATTGTTTGGCCTTGGTGCTCTCGGCCTTGTTGAAGCTGTCCAGCTCGCCGAGCTCGACAATCCACTTTCCACGAATCGCCTGAAAGCCGTCCTTGTCACCGAGGGCGAAAGGCGTATCCATAAACCACTCACCGCCGAGCACGCTCATGGCGGTGGACTTACCGGCGCCTTGTACGCCTTCGAGGATCATCACCGAGTCGGCCTTGCAGCCGGGTTTCATCACCCGCGCCACGGCCGAGATCATCCAGCGCTTGCCGACCTTCGAGGTGTAGTCGGTTGCCTTCACACCCATGACATCGGTCAACCAACGCTCCAGGCGCGGCACACGATCCCATTCCAGTTTTTTCAGGTACTCGCGCACCGGGTGGAAAGCGTGGTCGTGAGCCACCACACTGACGGCTTCGATGACGTGCGAGGACTTCACACGCAGGTTGTACTGCTGCGCGAGCCACTTCATCACGCGCACGTCGTCGATGTCGGCCCACTCGCCGGTACCACCGCCATAAGGAGCAGCCCGCAGCTTGACGATCTTCGAGCTGAAGGCGCAGTAGCTGATCACCCCGGCCCAGCGTTCGTCATGGGCGAGGATCAGTTCGACGTTCTGCATGTGCGCGATCAGAGCGCCGCTCTCGCTGCGGGCCAGCTGATCTTTCCAGCCACCAGCCGCTGGTGGACGGACCACCGCGAGCACTTGGCGGCGAACCGCGTCGAGGCCTTCGGCGACGTGCAGGTCGTTGAAGTCGGTCCACTTGTCGTGACGCTCGACCGAGAAGATCGGCGCAACGACCTGGGCACCGACGATCAGCGCGGCGTTGCTCGCTTTTTCCTCACCTGGATTCCAGGCATCGCCGTTGGGCTTGGTGGTCTTCCAGTCATCGTCGCGGCAGATGATCAGCGGGCAGCCGGCAAAGCGCTCGCGCATGACCTTGCACACGGCCAGCAGGTTGCCCGCATCGAAGGCCACGGCCACCGCGAGCGATGTCGCCATGTGCAGGCTAGCGCCGGTGGCGTAACCCTCACAGACCAGCACCGGTTCGCCCGGTACCGGATGCGGACCGAGCAGGTGAAAGGTGCCCTCCTTCGCCATCCCGTAAGGCCAGTAGGATTTGTCGCGGCCGGTGTCTTCCTGCTTGTTCGGGAAGATCACCTGAAGGCCCATGATCTGATCACGGGCGTTCTTCATTGGGACCAGCACGGCGCCGGTGCGTGGCGCGTAACGCACATTGATGCCGACGATCTGTTTGCGGTCCAGGTAGTCGCTGCGCCCGATGGTCGGCATGCGCTCGAACAAACCCTGCGCCCTTTTCGCGGCCCGCCGCGCAGCGTTATTCGCGATTTCGGCGGCGCGGCGTTTGGCTTCTTCCTGGCGGGCGCGCATCACTTCGCGCTCTTCCGGAGACATGCGACCGGCCTTGACCTTGATCTTCTGCGTCTCGCCCGAACGCCAGTCACCGAAAGCGCCGAAGATCAAAGTGTCGCCCTTCTCCGTGCGCTGCTCGTGGACCACGTACCAGCCGTTCTTTTCCTTGCCCTTGTCCTGCGAAGTCTTGCAGCGGGTCAGCTTGCCGAACACCAGCGGCTGCGCTGGCTCCAGACCGTAATCGGCGAATTGGCCCAATACCTCATCGAGCATGCTGAATCCCCCGTTCAGAGAGGGACTGACAGCTGATGCACTGAGAGCAACCCGGCTGAGCCAAACGACGAGCTTCCGGAATCGGATCGTCGCAGGCTTCACAGAACAGCAAGGAATGGGCAGCGCTTTCGGCTTTGGCAGCGCTACGCGCCGCCATGGCCTGATCGATGCGTTCCTGCACCAGATCGTTGGCGAAATCGGCGATGTCAGCCACAGTCAGCACCTCGCGTCGTCTGGTTGACGTAGGTGGCGCGGTTGAACAACCCCAGCAGCCCTTGAATGCCCCGGAACACTTGCAGACGAATCGCCGCCAGTTCCTGATCAGTCACCACACCGTCGCCGATGCTCTTGGCCCAGGTCTCGGCCAGATCAGCGACTTGGCGGAAGTATTCGGCGATACCCGTGGTAAGGGTCTCGGGCATGTCGTTGGTGTAGGTGTCGGCCAGCTCCTGCCAGATCGTGTCGCCGACCAGCGCATGCACCGCATCCAGAACGCGGCGATCCTTAGTCAGTTCGAGGATCTCACCGAACTCCTGAATGTTGATGGAGTGGCTCGGATGAGTCGGCGACAGTTTGTGCTGCAGCGTGGTCGGGTTACGACCGGTCGTGGCTGCGATGGCAGCAGCGCCGCCCGGGTAATCGCGAGCGGCGTGGTACAGCGCTAAATCGAGCGGCAGGATTTCCCGCTGCGCCCGTTCCAGAGAACTGAGAGCAATTCGGCTCATGGCATTAATCCTAAAAGTTGCCAGTGCCGCGCGACAGACGTTGGTGATACATTTGTCACGTGGCTTGGTATGGCCCAAAAGCCGGCGAGGTTCTCTAGACCAACACCGGCACCGTGCCGGGGCGAACAATCCGTTGTTCACCCCTGGCGCAACAGCTGCCAGCTCTGTGGTAAGAACGGCAGCAACGCCAAGGCTTCCGAGCCTTGGAAACGCGATGAAGGTCGGCAGCATGTGGTGTGCTCGCCTTCTGACATCGCGACCCGACTGCATTGTGGTGATGCTGTCGGGAGAAACTGGGCGACCCTAGGGTCGCCTTTTTTCTATGCAGCGTTTTCTACTCTGCGAGTAGCTGTTGCCTGCATTCGCAGATATTGCCAATCAATGTCCGGCCTTAGCGACTCACACGTCACACGACTGCCGCTATGACGATCGATCGAAATGGATAAGGCTGCGTTCGCTCGACGATTGCCATAAGCAACCTGCTTTAATTGGCCGACTGAGGTATTACATCGAGAGGCGAAGCTCTTGAGCTGCGTGTCGTCTAGGATCTTTATGTATTCGAGAAGCGTCATTGCTAACCCCCTATTCAACTCAAGATTAGCAACTGCTAATCCGATCCGCAATAGCAAAACGTAATTTACATTTTGCTAACGGAGCACGGATGATTCCCTATATGAATATCTACGAAAAACGCCTCACGATTCTTAAAGCCCTGATTGGTGAAAACCAACTCAAGGACTTTGCCGGAGCGCATGCCGATGTGGACGCTTCGTACATTTCTCAGATCCTGAACGGACACCGGACATTGGGTGACCGAGCGGCCACGAACCTCGCAAAAAAGCTCGCAATTCCTGCTGATTTGCTGACGACGGGAACCTACTCCGCCGAAGACCAACATCAAATCACCGCCGCTTGGATCGCTCTTGGCCTTAAGCCTCCGGTTTTGCCCCACCCCGCGTTCTTCAATGCGACCATTAACGAAACCGCTCTTAGAACAGCTGAAGAGCGGGAAGCAAGCGAGCACCGGCGCCCTGCCCCAGTACCTGTAGTAGGAAAGGCTATGTTGGGTACTGATGGCTACTTCGACGCACTTGAATATCCTCCTGGTCATGGCGATGGGTACTTGGAAATTATCAGTTCCGATCCCGACGCATATGGCTTGAAAGTCGTGGGAAGCAGCATGCATCCACGCATCAAAAACGGGGAGTTTGTGCTCATAGAGCCGAATCATAGTTATCAGACTGGCGATGAGGTCCTCGTGCGGACCACTGATGGTAGGGCAATGGTGAAAGAGTTCATTTATCGCCGGGACGGTCAACTCCGGTTCGACAGCATTAACGACAGCTACCCTCCTATCTTCCTGGAAGAAAAGCTCGTCGAAAAAATCCATTACGTCGGGGCTATCTTGAAGCCGTCAAAGTACCTCGAGATCTGAAATTTAGCATTTGCTATTGCAGAACGGATTAGCTGTTGCTAATTTGCACTCACTCTTTTACCACGGAGCGAGGCAAATTCATGCATACCAAAGCTACGATTCATATACATCCAACCATCGCTGACCCCTGCCGCATTTTCGAGGTTCGTCGTCTGGCCAGAGAATGCGGCTGCGTTTTTATAAGCATCAAAACCTCCAAAAAACGTCGCCCTTCTGCCAAGTGTTTCGACCCAAATGGTGGAGGACACGCGGCATGATCAAATACAAGATCGACAACCGCACCCTGCAGTTGCTCAATGCCCAGGTCAACCTGACCGAGACCTTCAATCACGTCCTGCGCACAGCGCCGAAGCGCGAGTGTCTGGCATTCCGCCTCAAGGCTGAGCGCGGCTCAGTAGAAAGCACTTTCGTCGTGGAGCTGGGCAGCGAACGCCACACGCTGACCCTGCAGAACGACAAGAAGATGCACCTAAAGCTGGCCGACTTTATTGAAGAGATTGCCAACGGTCCGTTCGACGCGAGCAACTCCTGCGACCTGTTGCATCTCCCGCATGCCGATCGTCAATACAGCCGTTTTGAGCTCCAGGACAAGCAGCGCGTATTCGAACTGGTGCACACCGGCGGTGTGCTGAGCCTCGACATGGGTTTCGAGCTTCCCCTGCATGTAGCGCTGCATCGCACCCATTCACGCCGGGGCATCACCGCCATCTTGAGCATCGGCAACAAGAGCCCGCATACGCGCTGCTTCACTCTGTACGACCCCGATGCCGAGATCTACGCAAAGCTCATTGAGTCCATCAACCACCTTGCTGCAGCGGCCACTCCTGCTGCGCATGCTGCTTGAGGAACCGTTTATGGAACGCACCCTCGCCCAAGCAGCCGCTCAACTCAGCCTCACTCGCCACAAACTGATCGCTCTCATGCGGGAAAAAGGTTTGCTCAAGGGAAACCTGCCGGCGAACCCGAAGCGCGACAAAGCATACCTGCGGGTCAAGGACAGTCCCTGGTATGACGAGAAACACGGAATGCAGTACAGCCAGTCGACTCGGGTGAAGCAGGCCGGTATCCGTTGGCTGGCCGAGCAGTTGGACATCGATCTTCCTGCCATCCCGGCAGATCGCCGTGACGTGGCCTAGGGAGTACGCCCGCCAGATTGTTGCCATGCGCACACGAGAGGAGCGCAACGCCGCGCTCCTCGAAGTGCCCGAACATCTGCGCGAGCTGACTAAACGCCACTGCCTGAATGCCTGGAACCACCCGGCCCGAAAACAACTCAAGGAGGCTCGACAAGGCCATGAGTAACGCCACGCAGAATCCGCTTCGCCTTCATCCGGCGCCCGAATCGACCACCGTCGAAATGCTCTATCGCACTTTTGGGAATGTACTGATCCCACTGGAAAAAATACGGGAAGCCTATTTTCGAAACTTGAATTCACAGCTGTTCGTGACTGAGATCTACAACGGCCGGATTCAGCTTCCGATCACCACAATCGACGCCAGTCGCAAGGCACTCAAATACGTCCACATACGGCACATGGCCTCGCTGATCGACATCTGCGCCTACAAGGCTGATGAGAACATGCAGCGACAGCATGACGACCAACACGATGCTGCACCCACACCACTGACGGCAGTTACCACCAGCCAACGACAACCCCAGGAGCACACCAAATGATGACTCCAGTACAAACAGTTGCACTCGTCATCTTGATCGTTATGGCGGCCCTCCTGGTATGGGGCGGTTACATCATAGGCCGCAGAGATGGTCTTGAGACCGGCCTACGCGAGGGTGAAGACATTCAGCGCGCCGTAAGTGCTAAAACCATCCGCGAGCTTCGAGCCTCGCTGCAATTCATTAGCGCAGATCACACGCGCTTGGTACACACCTGCAAACGATTTGAAGCAGGTCCACTCTTCGGCCCGACCGAGCACCAGACACTGGTCGATATCGGCGAGCTGCTGCGGATCGCCGCTGAGACCTTCAGCGTCTTTCGTACCGGCAAGAAGCTCGAGCGTGATACCCGATCGCTGCGCGAACAGGCGCTTGCAATGGCTGCGCAGCTATATCCAGGAACCGAAGGAAGCAAGGCCGCACTGCAAGCGCATTCGAAGCACTCTGCATTTCTTAGCAAGGAGCCAGCATGAGCATTCAATTTCTCAGCCATGAGCAAGTCTGCGAACTGACCGGAGCTAAAACTAAAGCCGGTCAGATTATGGTGCTGAAGCGCAATGGCATTCGTCATACCATCAAGCGCAATGGCTGGCCTTGCGTGATTGCGTCCGCGCTGACAGGAGCAACTACCAACGCGACAGAAACTCCAACGTGGCAGCCGCGCCTGGTGGGATGAATGGGACGAAGACCAACAAAGCCGGGGAGCATTCCTCGCCTGCGCGAGAGAAAACGCGGCAACACCACCTATTACCTTTATGACACTGGCGGGAAACCACGCAAGGAAATACCGCTAGGTACGGATTACGGCCTGGCCATCTTAGAGTACGCAAAGCTCGAAAAAAGCCGCGTCTCTCAAGCCTTGACACAAACCGTACTTACCTTTGCTTACGTAGCCGAGCTTTATATGAATGAGGTGGTTCCCACAAAAGCCCATGCCACTCAAAAAGACAACGCGCGCGAACTCAAAAACCTTCTTCTGTTCTTCAACGACCCGCCCGCCCCTCTAGAAGCTATCGAACCGAAACATGTCAGCCAGTACCTTCGTCATCGTGGCAAGACAGCACCTATTCGCGCGAATCGGGAGAAGGCGTTACTCAGCTCCATCTGGAACTTTGCTCGCGAGAATGGCTATACATCCTTGGCAAATCCTTGCTCAGGCGTGAAAGGCAATAAAGAAACCGGTCGCGACATATATGTTGAAGACGACGTACTTGCCAGAGCCTACCGGCATGCCGATCAGCCATTGAGAGACGCTTTGGACCTGTTCTACCTAACAGGTCAGAGGATCGCAGACACATTGAAGATGGATGAGCGAGACATAAAAGACGGAAAGCTCTCCGTTCAGCAAGGTAAGACTGGGGCTAAACGAAGGATCGAGATCATTGGTGAGCTCAAAGTCGTAATCGATCGAATCATGACACGAAAGGCTGGACACAAAATCAGATCAACACGTCTGGTAGTAATCGACTCTGGGCAGCCAATGACAACCAGCATGCTCAGAAAGCGGTTTGATGACGCCAGGGAAGCAGCCGGGATTCCAAAAGCAGAATTTCAGATGCGCGACCTAAGAGCAAAAGCGGCGACGGATAAGGAGGAGTCAACCGGGAGCATCCGAGAAGCTAGAGACCAGCTAGGACATACAACCGTTGGGATGACAGAACAGTACATTCGAATGCGCAAGGGGATGAAGGTTACCCCCACGAAGTGACTGACGGTCACGAATTGCGGAAAAGATTTTTTGATTGCGGAAAAAAGAACTAAGGGCTTGCATGAGATATGTCATGCAAGCCCTTGAAATAGATGGTGCCCGAAGCCGGAATCGAACCGGCACGCCCTTACGAGCGGGGGATTTTAAGTCCCATGCGTCTACCAGTTTCGCCATTCGGGCGGTAGCGCGATCACGCGGCACTGGAGCTGTAAATAGGCATCAGCCCGTCCAGTGCTTGAAGCAGGGAGAGGAATATATACATCCAGCCCAGGTGAAGCAAGAACGGAGTCTGCAAAAAAAACGCTTCTGCGCTCACTAAAACCCAGTGAAAAAGCACGCTAAATCAGGGATCTACAGCATCCGTTCATTTGCCGACAACAAGACCGCCATGCAGCTCGGCACCCGCGTCGGCGGCGGCAAGACTAACATGGCATCCATAGCTAACCAACTGATTTTTAACGACTTATCATCAAGCGGCAGCGCATTTGAAGCGGGCGCCGGGCTGCGCGGATGAGCGCACGGGGCGTGGCTGGGCAATCAAGGGTCAGGCCTCGGCCGAAAAACTCAGCGATAACTTGAGCTTGAGCGCTTCGTCCTTGGTTGCGGTTTGTTCGCGCTCCAGCTGGGTGGAAAATACTTGCTTTACCACTGGCGTATCGCGGACTTCAGCGCCCTTGACTTGCGCAACGCCACGATTGAGTTCCAACACTTTGGACAATTGGGCGTAGGTGTAATTACCAGGGCGCGCATTGCCGACGTTCATGAAGGCCGTCCTTGATATCGAATCAATCCACTGGTGCCTGCGATGGCTGGCAAATGGGATATCCCGGGCACTGCGTCCGATGCGACGAACAAGGCAGGAGGGAGGAAACATGGCCTTGGCGCCGATAAAACTCGCCGATTGACCAATGGAGTTCGCCCAGTACACATGACCTCGCCATCCATGAACCGGTAAAGAGTCATAGATACCGGGCGAACGGCATAACGCTATGCGTTCTCAATAACATGTTCAACTGTCAGCAATCACTGGCTGTGCGGATTCAGCCGGCATGATGGGTGAAACCACCGGCAAAGGCCCTACGCCCGGCCCGCAGTTCGGTGCGCAACTCGCCGATCAGATTGGAAATGTCTCGCACGCTGGTAAGTCCCGCGGTGGAAACCCCGGGTAGCAACAGGTCCACTCGCCCCGTTTCGGCATCGTAGATCTTGATGGTCAGGGCGCCATTGGCAGCCAGGCTGCAGGTGCAGGAAAGGGGGAGAAAGCCGGACTCCAGTATGTGACAAAGCTCGCTGGTGGAGAGCAT